GGCCGCCGGGTGGGTGAGGTCAAGTACGACTGCAAGGTCGTCAAGGTGAGCGATGCCGACTACGGCGAAGACCTGGCCGTGTTGATGGTCCGCTGCAAAGGCGCTTACCCGCTGAACGTCTGCGCGAAGTTCCATAAAGACATCAATTACCTCCCACCCATCGGCGTCGAGCTGAGCCACTGCGGCAGTCTCCTCGGCCAGTTTGGGGCCAACAGCTACACGACCGGCGTTCTCAGCCAGACGGGGCGCACGCTTGCCATGAAGGGTGCCAACGTCAAGGTCTTCGATCAGGTGACGGCAGTTGCCTTTCCCGGTTCGTCAGGCGGCGGCATGTTCCTCAAAGAGAATGGCGAGTACATCGGGATGCTCACCCAGGGCGTGATGAAACTGCAAGGCTTCAACTTCATCGTTCCGGTACGACGCATCCACGCCTGGTCGAAAAACGCCAAGATCGAATGGGCCATCGACCCTAATGCCGAGATGCCGACCTTGAAAGAGATCGACGCGATCCCCGTGGAAGACGCCGGCCAGTCTCCGGGCGGCTATCCTCAGCACAACCCGGCCGGCGGCATCGACGAAGGCGGTGCGCCGTGCTGCAAGCCGCCCTTCAACTTCAACGACGCCATCCAGTGGGTCGAGAAGTTTGCTCGTTCGCTCCGCGCGGGCTAGTCGGTCCTCTTGAGTCTGCCCCTGTCCCTCCTCTTGTGACCGACAGCACTTGAGCCGGGTGGCGACGGGCAGCGCCACCCGGCCTCTCTCGAATCCCTGCAACCTTTTCTGGCTGGCAATATCCACATGGCGTTCTTCAAGACAAAGTTCGAGTCACACAAGCAGGAGTGGGAGACGCCCGCCGGCCTGTTCGACCGGCTGAACCGTGAATTCGGCTTCACGCTGGATTTGGCGGCGGATGCCACGAATGCCAAATGTTCGGCTTACTACACGGTGAAGAACGACGCCTTAAAGCTCCCCTGGCACGGCGTCTGTTGGCTCAATCCGCCCTACGGCGCAAAGCAACACAGGCTTTCGGACTGGGTGCGGAAGGCGTTTCGAGAAGCCCAAACCAAGGCGGGTTGCACCGTGGCCATGCTGATCCCCGCACGTACCAACACCCGCTGGTGGCACGACTACTGCATGAGGGCCGCCGAAATCCGCTTCATCAATGGGCGGCCGAAATTCGGCGACGCCAAGCACGGATTGCCGCAGCCCTTGGCTTTGATTGTATTTCGACCGCATGACGGCCCGACCGTTCTCTCCTCCTTCGAGGCATAAAGGACACAACAAAGGACAGCATCAATGAAGTTGACCAAGAAGAAGGTCGAGAAGATCAAGCAAGCCATCACGGACGGCGAAAAGCAGCCGGCCATTGCCAGGCTCTTCAAGGTGAGCCGCAGCACTGTGTCGGACATCGCCACCGGCCGGGTCCACAAAGACGTGCAGTGGCCCAACGGCGAGCCGCCCGCGCCCAAGCGGGCTGGCGGCCAGCACAAGAACATCCCGGACTACGACCCCACCGATAAGCGCGTGTTGGAGTTAGAGGCCGAGATCGTTCATCTGACGGACGAGCGGAACCGCGAGCGGCAGAAGGTTAAGGCGGGGGCAAAGATTGCCGGGCTGTTCAAGGCCATCACCGCTGAAATGGAGCAGCGGGTCAAGCCGTTCGCTCCGCTTCCGCCTGCCTTTGAGTACCGACGCAAGGCCCAGATTACCGAGCACTGCGTCATGCACCTTTCGGACGGCCACCACGATCAGGTTGTGCGGCCGGAGGAAGTTGGCGGCTTGGAAGACTACAACTTCCCAATCAGTTGCGCCCGTGCCGAGCGGTACGTCAATACGGTCGTGGAATGGACCCAGGACACCTTGGCCCCGAAGTTCTACTTCCCGGTGCTCTGGGTGCTGGCTTACGGCGATTATACCAGCGGCGAAATCCACAAGGCGTGCGAGCGGTCGTATTACCGCAACCAATTCAAGAACTGCCTGGCCATCGGCAAGTTGCACGCCTTGATGTACCGCGACCTGGCAGCCCACTTCGAGGAGATCAACGTCCTGTACCTGGCCGGCAACCACGGCCGCCGGACGCCAAAGAAAGATTACCTGGGTGCGCATGACAATTGGGATTATCTCGTCGGCGAGGTTGCCCGGCTGCATTGCCGTGATCTGGGCAACGTCCAATTCAGCATACCTGATGCCTGGAGCGCCAACGTCAATATCAACGGCGTCGGCTTTAACGTGTCGCATGGCGACGACGTTCGCTCGAACCTGGGCATTCCTTGGTACGGCATGGTCCGGCGGCAAAAGGGCTTGATCGCCCTGGGCGCGGCGGCCGGTGCCCAGCGCTGCCGCTATTTCTGCGTCGGCCACCATCACGCGGCGAGCGTGTTGTCCGACGTGGACGGCGAATTGCTGGTGAACGGCTCGTGGGTGGGCACCGACGCCTTTGCCTACAACTCGCTATCCGGCTACCGGGAGCCATCCCAATGGTTGCACGGCGTCAATCCCAAGCATGGCATCACCTGGCGGATGAACTGCAAGCTGCGCCACGAGAACGAGAAGCACGGTCCCAAGCGATACCTGATCGACGGTGGCCGCGACGTGGGGCCGCTGAAGACATGATAATCGTACCCCGCTTTCAGGACGAGTGCGTCACCTTGTACCAGGGCGACTGTCGCGCGGCGCTCGCGGGCCTTGCTGAAGAGAGCTTTGCGTGTTGCGTCACGTCGCCTCCCTACTGGGGCCTACGAGATTACGGGACCGCGGGGCAGATCGGCTTGGAGGAGACGTTGGAGAACTATGTCGCCACGCTGGTTGACGTGTTCCATGAAACCCGGCGAGTGTTGCGGCGAGATGGCGTTCTCTGGCTCAATCTTGGCGACGCCTACAACGCCTATAACGGCAATCGCGGCCCGTCAAGGGGCAAGGCGAATCGGCGGCATCACGAGTTTATGCCGGCGCTGCCCAAAGGGCATGGATTAACCTGCAAGACCCTGAAACCGAAGGATTTGATCGGAATTCCGTGGCGGGTCGCCCTCGCCTTGCAACGCGACGGCTGGTATCTGCGCGGAGACGTTATCTGGCAAAAACCCAATCCCACGCCCGAGCGTGTCAAAGATCGTCCGCACAGGTCGCACGAGTATCTGTTTTTGCTCAGCAAGTCCGACCGCTACAGCTTTGTGCTGCCGAAAGACCGGCGGACCAGTGTGTGGACGGTGCCCACGAAGCCTTACAAGGGGCATCGCGCGGTGTTCCCGCCCCAGTTGATCGAACCCTGCATCCTCGCGGGCAGCCGCCCCGGCGACTTGGTGCTCGACCCCTTCGCCGGTAGCGGCACCACTTTGGCGATGGCAGCCCAGACTGGCCGAAAGGCAGTCGGCGTGGAACTGAACCCCGACTATTGCAGCCTGATTGTGGAGCGTTTACGTCATGCCCATTCGTCGAACAACAGAGAACGGTAAGCCGGCGTTGCAGTACGGCTCCCACGGTGCCAAGTACACCTACACCACCGGCAACAAGGCAAGCCGTGAGGCCGCCAAGCGAAAGTGCATCAAGCAGGCCCTCGCCATTCAACGGCGCAGCGGCGTCCCTGCGGACTTGTGAAAGGAGAAGCTCGTGGCAAGGAGAAAGACATCGAGCAAACCGGCCCAGACGCCGGTTGCACCGCCCCCGATCATCGGGCGGATGCAAGCTAGTGGGATGATGCGATTCGGGGATGGGCCGCTGCCGCCCGCAACCATCATCGCGGCCAAGGTGCGGAAGCCAACCGGTCGCAAGACGCCAGCGACTCCGGCCACTTCGGTCACGCCAACGAAATCCAGCGGAATGGTGCAGATGGGGGACATGCTTTCGCAGTCCCCGGAGAACATCACCGCCATGATGCAGAATTCTACCGGCCGCAAGCCGGCTGCGAAGGGTCGCCGTAAGTAAGCGTCCCGCTCCCATGCGCAAAGGAGCCCGTGATGCCTAAGCGTGTCGGCCGCCGAACCATCGAACACTGGCGCGATGGCGAGTGCATCGCTCGGGTCAAAGTCACGGACAAGATGATCCAGCGCAGGGAGGACGGAACGGCGCGTGTGACTTTCCCGCCGGGGCAGATCGTCCTGGCCACGTGCGACGAACTGCACTTCGACATAGACGGACTCGTCGAAAGTCTGCGGGAGGTGCGGCCGTGCCCGAGACAAAACTGAAACTCAACCTCTTTCGTCTGCGAAAGGGCGAGCAACCGGAAGCGGTCGAGACGTACTACGTGCTCGGCCGCCGACCTGCGGGCGGCATGGTGGCCCGAGTCATTATCGAGGAAGACCTGGACCTGCGGAAGCACGACACGCTGATCTTCGACTTCACCACTGATCCTTTCAACACGAGGTAGCGCAATGTTTGCACGGCTATTGTGTGTTCTGGCTCTGTTTTCGCTCGTCGGCTGCGAGACTACGCCGACCGCGCCTGTCGATGTTCATATCCTGCCGGCCGCGAACCACGGCTGCGAGATCATTTGCAAGGACGGCATCTGCACCATCATCTGTCCGTTTAAGTATGGCTGCAAGTCCGAGGGCGAGTGCTACTGCACTATCGAGAACGGCGAGCTGCGTAACCGTATGGGCCGCTGCCCGATGTACACCGTCTGCCGACCCTGTAAGTGCCTCAGAGACGGCACTTACAAGGGCTACTGCAAGGATGGGGTCTGCACCTACAGTATTCCGGTAAGCGTCCCGCGGAACACATAGGAAGAAGTCGCCAGCCGCCCAAGGCGGTCGGCGGATCCGAGAACGATCAGGCCGGCTTCCAGAGGTGGGGCAGCAGGGTCAGAAGCTCTTCTTCA